TGTTCGTTGTATACAGTTCTATTGCGGCCGTGATTAGACCATCGAGCGTGTTGAGGTCAAACAATCCTACGGCCGTTGCTGATGTCCTAGCGTAATTCGTTTTAATGTGCGTACCCAGTGCCGTCCGTAAGTGAGTTAGCACCTGAGCGAAGGTATCAGCTAAAACCAAACCAACACTGATATGCTTTTGATTCCTACCGACTAGGCTTCTTAGCAGGAACTGGAAAACTGCAAACTCTGGGGGACGGTGTGCACCTATTTTGCCGTTGAAGATCTGGTATCCTGTCAGTGTCTTAGCAGCATGGAAGATGTAATCCACAAGTTGAACGTTGTAGGCATAGCTGCCATCGTCCAAGGGCTCCAATTCAACTGCTTCGACGTTATCCTCGACACCTGCAAACTCGACTGTGTAGGTCGCCCCGTTCGTGCCACGGTCTGACCACAGGATCCACAGGTTGCACTTGTCCGGCGCAATCGGATCTACGCTGTCCTCGATGTAGTCCTGCACTGCTGCGGGCAGCATCGACCATGCCAGTTTAAAGTTGAGAGTTTGGGGCTTTACAAGCCCGTAGGGGAGCGAATCAAACTCAGCCGTCTGTTCACCCAGTTCAAGCAAACAAACGTCACCTAGGGGCGTTATGGTGCCACCGAGGGCCGTGTCATACGGCAGCAGTTCCAGCCGTACGTTCCAGCCATTAGGCAGCTTCCTTTGTATTCTGTAATGCGGCATTATATCAAACTCGATGCTTGGCGGAAACGATGCTTAAACGCTAGAGTCAAATTACGGTTCCCGAATTCTTTATTTAGCGACCCCTGCCATGACTCCAGCACGACAGGGTAGACGTGCCCCGATGTCGTGGGGCTTGTCCGTGATCCTGCCGTGAAACGAACCCAGAGGTATTTCTTGCCGTTGATGCCATCGGACAAGGCGAAGTAATCATCAAGATCTGTTTCGGTAGTTGAAGCGTCAAACAGGAACGGCCAGCACTCGACAGTCCAGATCGTGCGCCTGTTTGCCGTGCCGATGGTGCCACCTCCGATGTCGACTAGAGTGCTAGTTTCAAACTCCGCATCTTCAGCCGGTGCCAGGATAGGACACGATCCGCCTGGGAATCCAGTTGTGATGTTGACGTACCCTGAGAGGGCCGTCAGCGACGAAGCCGCCACCGTGTCGTATGCCGTCGATGATGTGTCAGCATTGGCAGCATACAACCACATCTGCCATGAACTATTGCCTGCCATGTTAACCCCTTAAACCACGCACAGCGGCGCGGTATCTGTTACGTTCGTACAAATATGTGTCCATGCCCACGTCCACAGCGACGGCCATCTGTCCCTGTATACCGTTCGGCATTGAGTCCAGACGCCTGCGGATGGCAGCAAGTTCTTGCCTCATACCCGACATTTCTCCCGTCACGTCGGTAGAAACCACCGGCGCCTGAAACGCCAGAGGAAACTTACCATCGTTCATCTGTTCCAAGATGCCCCGATATTTGCGAGTGTTTTCTTTGTTGATGACAAACTCACCCTTGTGGACGACACCAGCAGGCGTATACTTACCACCGTCGCCAGTGTAACCACCTTCGGCGAAGCCCGAAGCCGATGCCTTAGCAGATGCGAGAAGAGCCAGCAAGGTTGCCGTTGCCGCTGCAGCTATGGCAGCGCCCGCTAGTGACTTCTCCACAAATTCTTTACCGAAAATTTGAGCAATGAAGATAGGCACCAATGCCGTCAACACATCGAGTGCCAACAATACAGTTGCTTTGCCGAAGTCCTTTTGTTCAGTTAGGATCTGGGCAAATGCAGAGCCAGCGACGGTGGCCAGTTCGTCGTAGATGTCAGCAAAAGCCGTAGCACCTTCGGCAGCCGTTGCAAGAACGTTGATGTTTTCCTGCGTCAAGGCTGTAAACTTTTCGTTTAGTTTGCCTAGGATCTTATCAAACAAACTAGGCACTTCGCCCAATGAACCCGCTAGTTCGTCAACTGCATCTTGGTAAGCCAGAGTGCCCGATGTGATGTCGTCAACTATTTTCTTAGTTGCCTCTTCAGATGCTTTTTCGGGCTTCTTGAAAACAGCATCCCAATCTATGCCCTGTATCCCCTTGATCGCTGTTTTGCCGAATGACTTGAAAGCCGTTTCATCTAGCGTAGGCTTTAACTGCAGTTCCTGCGCTGTCAACTTTAGAAACTCAACTTGCCGCTGTAGCGCTTTGGTTATGTTCTGTTGTGATCTACGAACTACGTTTACTTCGGTAATCTCAACATCAGCGGGGCCCTTTAACTTAAGACCCTTTAGTTCAGCCTCGATTTGCAAATCGCGAAAATCATCGAGGATAGCCTGCTTAGACTCGTCTTTCAACAGCCGTAGCTTCGTGTTTACTGGCAATCCATCGGGGCCTAACTCGATGCGGAGAAGTTCCTGTGCTTGTGTTATCCTATCCTGCAGCTGGGCAACGTCGAACTTCTCGAGTTCAAACTTAACGTTAACAGCTTCGCCTGCAGCCTCACGTCGTGCCAGTGTCAGCTCGAATTCCTTGCGTGCTGTTTTCTGGCTGTCGATATATTGGTCAAGGGCTTTCTTGGCTGCTTTGTATTGTGAGGTTTCCTTCTCTGCTTTCTTATCGCCGTCTTTGCCATCAGGTGGTGGCACTACAGGTGGCGGCGGCGTATTTGCTGCAGCCTGTGCTTCCTCGACCTTACCAAGTGCTTTTAACTGAGCGTTGAGGGCGTTGTTGTATTTCGTGATACCATCGAGGCGCTCTTTTGCGTCTTTGATATTCTGGTTTGCAAACTCAGCAAAGGCAATACGTAGCTTGTCCGCCTGTTCTTGCGTCTTGACAGAATACAGACGGTTTGCAAAGTCAATAGCAAAGTTGTCGACGTTGCCCAGAATATCACTAAATACGTCCTTGAACTCTTCGAGTGCGACGTCACGCTGTGCAGCAAGCAACGTCTGATTAGCCTGTCGAAGTTTATTCTGCAAACCTATTGCCTCATCGCCTAACTTATTTAATTCGTTAGTCGTGAGTTTAGAGATCTTCTGCACACCATCGAGGTTTTCCGAGAACGTCTTGGTTTGATCAATAAGGTCTGGATACTGTTCGTCCAGCTTGCCCTGAATCTGCTGAAGTTTCTTGTCCTCTTCGACAGTTCGGTTTGTTTTCTTGGCAAGTTCAGTGAACTGTTCAGCCAATGACTTGGTTTGTTTCACCGTCGTCTGGCGTTCTTTGTTGCCCTTGATTTGTTGCTCGACAAGGTTCTTTTCGGCCTCTGCGTTTTCTACGGCCTCCTCAGCTGATACGTTGAGAGCATCAGCTAAGTAATAGACACCAGCTGCAAGTGCAGCAACAAGGGCAATAATTGGGCCTATTGGGTTTGCAAGCAATGCAGTTGTAAACGCTGTCATGTTAAATGCTGCAATCGCTGTAGATGCCGCTGATATACCCATTGCTATTCCGTAGGCTGTAATACCAGCAGCTGCAATGATCAGCACAGGTGCGATGTCTTCGAAGTTGTCGAAGACGGCCTTGACGATTGGAGACAAGGTTTGAAAGGCGTTGATCAAACCCACCTCGATGGCAGCCTTGAACTTATCAAACCGAGCCGCTAGGGTGTCGTTATTCTTTGCCGCCTGATCGAACGCCTCGCTGGTACCTGTCACGCCATCTGTGAAGGCCTCAATATTGCCGATGTTGTCTAACAAGATACCAGCCGTTGCCGCGTTTTCCGTACCGAACAACGTTGCCTTAAACGCTGCTTTCTCGGCATCGGTGCCTAGCTTGTCGATTCCGCCCTGCAGTTTTGTAAGTGCAGCAGACAAGCCTTCCTTCGTAAGTGTTTCGCCAAGATCTTTGATAGACAAACCGACGCCTTTAAGCGCTTCTTCTCCAGGGCCTGACTGCTTAACAAGCAAACCAAGAACGTTACGAAGACCGACGCCAGCCTCCGAGCCTACCTTGCCGCCTACAGCAAGGGCCTGAATAGCAGCGTTGGTTTCTTCAAAGGATAGGTTGGCACCCTTGGCAGCGACACCAGCCTGCAAGATAGCGTCCGCAACCTGTGGGATTTCAGCGGCGCCCACCTTAGCAGAGGCCGCAAGAACGTTGATGAAGCGCCCCGACTCCTCAGCAAGTTTTGCCGGATCGCTTGCGTCGATGCCGAACTGTAGCATCGAGTTTGAAAGGGCATCTACAGACGCCTTCGCATCGAGGCCTGCAGCCTTGGCAAGAACGTTAACGTTCTCGGATACCGCAGACAATGCCTCGGGTGTGCTTGCCAGATCGGGGCCGAACTTAGACAGCACAGTCTGGAAAGCCTCCAGCTGTGTTGTTGCTGATCCTCCAAACTGTTCAGCAAGGCCTTTGGCACGTTCGCCCAAATCGTTAAGGCCGTCACCAGTTACACCTGTGACAGCTGATACCGACTGCAGGGCAGTCTCGAAATTAGAGCCCGCTGCTATGGCCTGTGACAGACCTTCCTGCAGCACGCCCCCGAGCTGTGCAGCAACGCCACCGATAAGACCGCCAGAAAACGCACCCTTGAAAGAATCCGACAGCGAAGACGCGGCGTTCTTACCTGTTGTCTCCGCTACGTTTTCAAGGCTTTTGAGGCTTTGTTTGGCACCGTCGGTATCGACAACAGCGTCGATGTTTAGGGCCTTGCTTATCTGATCTGCTGACGTCTTGGAATCACTAGCGGCTTTCTTCAGTGACGATGAAAAGTCGCTAGTGTCCAGTTGTAGTTCATTTTTGAAAACTGCCATTATCGTTTCCCGATTCGGCGTTCGTGCCTGTTCTTAGCTATCTGTGAATCGGTCGGCTGATCCCATGAGTGAGCCCGCACAAGTGCGACCCTTCGCAGAAACTCCGACGCTGTGAGGGAAACTACCACTTCGTCGGGTGTCATTTTCCACAACTTGCCTATCTCGATGGCCATGAGAACGTCGTGCTCATGTGCAGGCACTACGTCGGTTCCTGTGATGCGTTTGGGGTAAGGCTTGCCCGTGTCGTCAACAGGCGTTTTCGTCAGCACGTCGTAGGCTTCGTATATCTCAGCTACGGCTGCGACCTCAGAGTTTAGCGACGCCTCGAAACCACTTGACGGATTCGACCACCTCCGTCAGGTCTTGGTCTTCCCAGAATTCGGAAACGGACATGAGTGTCTTTTGTTCTTCGGTCAGCTGTGATAAATCCATTATGACCTTCAGCACCTCAATGCAGGCGTTGATGGCGTCGTCGTTGTCCAGCGGGAACTCTGTAATTGGATTGTTCAGGGCTTGCCAGATGTTCGGGAACGACTCGAGAAGTTCCGACTGGATGCGCTGCGTTACCATCGACTGCAGATCGGAGTCGGTAATGTTTGGGATAGCCTCGCGAATCTGCTTACCTATTTCAGCAGCGTGCACGGAGTTAGCACCACCCGAGAGCGTAACGATCTTTGCCGCGTTAGGAGATTCCTGCAGGGCCTTCTGGAAAGCCGCGTTTTGGCCTAGACTGCGAAGCGTTGCGATGGGGTTCTCAACTGCCTTAATAATTCGGCGGGAGATGATGTTCTTCAGCGGGATCTCTTTCTGTTCACCCACGAAATAGAGTTTAATTGACGGCATGACAAGTCCTCTTGTTACGGCATGTGAAACAAAATAGGCAGGGGCCGCCATGCCGCGAACGGCCCCCACCAGGTAACCTCGGAAGGTTACTTATAGACTACAGTTCCGTATGGAATTGTTCCGAACAGCGTTACAGGTACGGCCGACGTCATGAAGTCAGTGAAGTATGTAGCAGCGAGAGTGATAGGGTTCTGCAGCTTGAAGCCTTCGAAAGACAATGTGACGCGGTTGTATGTTTCGCCCGCTTGTGTCCATCCACCCGATTCGTTGTTCAGGCGCTGTGGGAAAACGCCTACCTTACGAACGGCTGTATTCTGCTGGTTACCACCACCAGCAAGACCGCCCTTGACTGCACAGATTAGCTTCTGGTTTTGAGCCGAGCCAGTCTCATTAGTGCCGTTCTCGAGAAGCAGGTCCTCGATAGCGCCTGCGCCTGTGTTGGTTGCTGTCTCGATAAACGTCTGCAGCGCCTGCGTGTCTTCGACGTGCTCGATAGAAATCGAGTAAGCACCAGAAGCAGCGTCACGTGTTACATCTGTTGAGATGATGTTATCATTGAGTTTGTAGAGGTATGTCGAACCGACGCCAATTGTGCCGGTGTCTTCGACAGTCCATGCGCCGAAGGTATTACCACCGGCGACGACCCGTGTTGCGAGTGCCATGTTATTTGTCCTTAGTTACATAATACATAAATGATCCTGAGTCACGGTGTATCATCTGCGTCCAGTAAACTAACTGGTCGTCGTCGGTACAGTCCGCGATCTCACGTGCGAGCCCTCTCACGTTACGCCTCACCTTGGCCATCATCGAGTCGGCGTCGACTTCATAGCCTACGTGGTGCACTAACAGTGAACAGGTCTCTAATGTCAGCCCCTGCTGTTCTATCGACCATGTGATCTGTTCGTGTGCAGCACCCTTGAAAGCAAAGTCTTTCTTGTTACGAAACACCCTCGTCTGTGGATGATGGTATCTCATAACATTAGTATTGCCTTCGTGCTTCGGTTGTACTCCAACACATCCGCACACAAGCCCGCCAACACCGGCGGGGTAAATCGTCAAGTCGTCAAACCAATTATGCTGGTGAGTTAGCAGACGGTCGTCGGCGTCTATCCACATGACCCACCCGCGAGAACAGAGACCAATGCAAAGGTTGCGAAGATTCCCGAAGTGCAAATCTTGCCACTGCGTTTCGTAGTAACGAACAACGGTGCCGTTGTTAAGTGTTATCTTTTTACGTTCTACAACCTCTGAATTGTCGCCCTGTTCATTCCAAAGCACGACCACCTCGCAGCCGCTAGGTAGCGTTGCAATCATCTGCATGACGTGGTGTGCTTCGCTCTTGTGTGCTATGCAGGCGAAACTGACGTCTACCTGTTTAGGCTCTGAGCTTTGGTTCGTTGCCGACATATAGAACAACTTTCGCTTGTGATGGTTCGTTTAAGAATTGACCGATGATGATCTCCTGAACATCACGAACAAAGAATTCCTGCACGGTCGTACTGGTCACATCGCGTGGCCTGTGATCCGTGAACAGATCCGAGTCCACCCTGACGTCGATGTCGCCGTAGACGCTGTGGATCTGGCGAAGATGCTTCATCAGTTCAGATACAGTCATGCTTGCTGGAGATAGGATATAGTTATTTCGTACAAAAGACCTACCTTGTCTGACTTGTCGTCCACGTAGCCCGTTACGTTGCCTGTTTCGATGCTGTGCAGTGTTACCGTATATCCTGCACTGGTGACGTCTGAATAGGGAAGCGTAGCTTCCACAGCGTCCATCGCCTTATCTATCTTCTCGCTGAGTTGTCCGTGCATGATGGCAGCAGTGCCGAGCTCTTGAGAGTCCAGTGAATTTTTCTGCACTGCGTAGATGCCCAGCAGTAAACGACGTATTGAGGTGCGAAACCCTGACTCGGTGTTCAGAGGTGTCAGGGTGTCGCTGATGACGTTAACGTAAACGTTGGCTTTGGTGTTGGATAGGGCCGTTTCTTTGGTGAAAACGTTGATGACGTTGAAAGTCTTATCGTCGGAGAGTTTATCCTTGACAAGATCCAAAGCCATAGCGTACTTCGATGTGGTGCTCATGACGAAGCCTCTGCTAATTTACGGAGCATTATGTCGATGATACGGGGGAACGTTGTTGTCTGGAAAGACTCAAAAGCAGGGCGAATGTATGGCCTTGCTGGAATCGTTATAGTATGGGGTTTGGTTACTGGCAAATCACCACCTTTGGCTTTTGATACGAATTTGGCCAGTCCATCATCACCTATAAAGTAAGGCGTTCCCCCTGGATGGTTTATAGTGCCACCGTATTCATGAATCCGAGCGTATGGTATGACGTTTAAGTCGATTTCAAGAATGAAGGTGTACGTGCTGCCACTTTCAACATACCGCGATTTGTTGCCCTTGGCCCTGTATACTGTGGCAGCCTTGAACAGGTTGCCACTTACCAGTTGTAGAGTGCTGCCTTGTGGCTTGCGTGGGTACTTCGGGTTGCGGTTTGTTTCGCCGTAGTTCTTCGAAATGTCTACAGCAAGAGCAGTCTGCATCCGTTGTGGGTCGAGTGCATCCTTTGCCGCTGCAGGCAAGCCCATCAGAATTAAACGTACATATTCGTCGACACTTATCACAGCCAAGCCCTAACAATATACGGTGCCAGCCGTGCACGGAATCGGTTTGTAAGGTCACGATATACTGTCGTTACTGTCGTGCCGCCCTCTGACGAAGCCACCGACTGAAGCCCGATTCTGTTTTCACGCCCTGAATAATCGGTGTTTTTGAATAACTCCACGACCATTTCCGAGCAAACACTTTTAATATCAGCAGGTGTGTTGGCGTCTGTATAACCGACCGTAAGATTCGCACGCCACAAAACGTAGTTGAGTCCTTCGGCATAGTACACCTGATAAACACCGTCCGCCTTGACTACAATAGCGCCTGTGGCTGTTGTCCAGGTTGCATCGTCGACGTGTTCCTTGTACTGCAGTGATGTCAAGGTAACAGGCACGGTGTACGGTAGGATATAGGTCTGCATCCTGTTCCCTACGAAGTCCAGCGCTACGGTCTCCGTTTCGATGGGTTGCTTGCAGATGCCCTTGATAATAGAGCCAGCCTGCAGGATGAAACCAAGGATGCGCGTGTCTTGCGTGCTGTCTCCAATGTTGAGATAGCTTGTTTTGATTTCGGATACAGTTACCAATGCCATTACTTAATCCCCACAACGTCAAAAATTGCCTGGTCGGTTTCGTTCATCTGTGTTGGAAAACGTGTTGATAAAATTAGGTCTTTCTTGTACAAAGTTACGCACACCTTGTCCGACTGGTTACCTCCGAGAAGATACACGCTGTCACCCTTCTCGCCTGTGTAGAAACCAACGTGGTTGCCACCCTTGCGTTTAAGAACTACCAAACATCCGTACTGCATCGTTACCTCTCGCCCCCACTTCAGCCATGACTTCGCTGCAGCGGATCGTGTGATGGGGTAGCCAGCTTTGGCGAAAACCCAGTTTACAAACGACGAACACCAAGGTACCTCATCTGCTTTGGCTTTCAACGTGGTTAAGGCGTGGTATTCGAGGATCCTCGGAGTGTGCGACGAGATGCCGGTGATTTCCTTGATGCCCTTTTCGCCTTCGGCAATCTTAAGCCAGCTGTACTTGTTAGACATCTAATTGGTTCCCCTTCGCTGTTTTATACGATTGCCAGGCCATCTCTTCAAACAACCTTGTACGCTCTTCATTGTGATCTTGCCCCGTGGCAGCCTCGAAAGCGTGGTACCATTCGTGCAAGAACGTCTTGAGTTGCGTTTCAATGGTAGTCAGACGGCCGTCTACGTGTGTTGCTATTCGGATGGTGTGCTTTTCAGCGTCGCATTCGCCATAGGCGCCCCGCATCTTGCACATTCGCACACGCCATGTGTGGCCTCCGAGTTTGAACGACGTGGGGATCATCGCACATCTCCGTCAATAATCATCTTATTGTAAACTGTGAAACGCCCCGAGTCCTGCAAATCGACAAGTGCGAACCCGTGATTCCAGCCGTTACGAGCCGCGTAGAACGGGTTTAAGTCGCACAGGCACCCAACAGACCACCCTGCTATGAAAGACCCGTCTAAGGGCCTGCGAATCATGTCCGTGGACGTTCTATGCACGTGCCCCACTAGGATATTGTCGAGGGCTTTCATTCGGTAGTTACGCCCTGGTGTTACACCACCACCACCGAACCACT